CGCCGTGTCTGACGCAAAAGATCGCACCGGCTCGAAGTCGGGACAGCGGAAACACGATGTTCAGCAAAGAATTTCCCGGCGGGATGATGCTGCTGACTGGCGCGAATAGCGCAACGGGTCTGCGGTCAGCGCCATGCCGTTACATCTTCGCGGATGAGATCGATGCGTTCCCTGCTGATGTGGACGGCGAAGGCGACCCGGTGAGTTTGGCGGAAAAACGGGCAACGACATTCGCAAGGCGAAAGATTTTGTTGACTAGTACGCCAACGGTGAAGGATCACAGCCGGATAGAGGCGGAGTATTTGCGGAGTGATCAGCGGCGTTATTTCGTGCCATGCCCCAAATGCTCGGAGATGCAGTGGCTGAAATGGAGCCAGGTGCGGTGGGAAGACAACGATCCGCAGACGGCGAAGTATGAGTGTGAGAAATGCCACGGCAGGTTCACAGATATGCATAAACCCGCCATGCTCAGGGCGGGCGAGTGGCGTGCCACCGCCCCTGGCGACAGGAAGACGAGGGGCTACCAGCTCAGCGGGCTTTACAGCCCGTTGGGCTGGTTTTCTTGGGCGGACATGGTGGAGGAATTTTTAAGGGCGAAGAGTGACGCGCCGGCTTTGAAGACGTGGGTGAATACCAGATGCGCAGAAACGTGGGAGGAGGACTATGCAAGCAAGGTGAGCGCGGATGGATTGCGTGAGCGTTGCGAAGACTTCCCGATGGGTGTGATGCCGGAGGGAAGCACCGTGCTGACTTTTGGGATTGACGTGCAGGACAACCGGCTGGCAATTAGCGGCTGGGCCTGGGGCAGGGATGAGGAGGCGTGGTTGATCTACCACCAGGAGATTTTTGGGGATCCAAGCCGTGCGGATCTGTGGAAACAGGTTGATGAGGCCGTGCTCCGCGAATGGGACCATGCAAGCGGTCGAAAGCTGCGGCCAGATGTGGTGGCGATTGACTCCGGCGGCCACTTCACGGCGGAGGTTTATCAGTTCGCAAGGGAGAGGGCCAGGCAGGGCGTAATTGCGGTGAAGGGTGCAAGCGCGAGGAACAAGCCGGTGATCGGCAGGGGCAGCAAGGTAGATCTAAACAGCAAGGGCCGAACGCTAAAGCGTGGCGCTGTGGTTCATAGCGTCGGCTCGGACACGGCAAAGGCAACGCTATTTGCGCGACTGAAGCACAACGAAGCGGGAGAGGGTTATCTGCATTTTCCGACTGAGACCACGGATGAGTTCTTCAAGCAGTTGACTGCTGAAAAGCAAGTCTTAAAGCACAACCGTGGCGGATTCCCGGTCAGAGAGTGGGTCAAGAAACCAAACGCCCGCAATGAAGCCTTGGACACTTTGGTGTATGCGTATGCAGGGCTTAATTATTTGTATCAGCGAAGGGATCGCCGCACTATTTGGGATCAGTACGAAAGACGACTGGAGGAACCGCTAACATCAAAGAAAGCATCTGTGGCTAAGGCCGCGGCGCCGTCATTCGTGAAAAACTGGTGATCAAGCATCCGGCTGAAATCAGGATCGGCGACACGGTGATTTTTGATGTGCCGTCGTTTGCCAATAGCGTTGGCGAAACGATCGACAGCGGCACTTATACGCTGACTTGGTACGGGCGGACAAATACAGCAGAGAAAGGCGCATCTGTAACGGCCGCGGCCTACAGCGACGGTTGGCGGGTGACGATCCCATCGACCACGACGGCTGATTGGGTCGCGGGTGATTGGTATTTCCAGCTGGTGGCCGTTAGCGGCTCGACTGAGTATCTGGCTGGAGAGGGGCAGTTCAAAACGATTGCAAGCCTGGCCTATACGGGCACGCCTGGGGCGTTTGATGGCCGCAGCCGGGCGCAGGTTGACCTTGATCAGGTGCAGGCTGCAATCCGCACGATTCTCGACGGTGGTGCGGTTCAGAGTTATTCAATCGCGGGTCGGAATCTGTCGAAGTATGCGCTGGCAGATTTGCTGGCGCTTGAAACTAAACTGAAGGCTGAGGTTAAGCGTGAGCAGACTGCTGATCTGATCCGCAACGGCCACGGCAACCCTCATAACTTGTTCGTGAGATTCTGATGGGCGTTCGATCTGCATTTCGCGAGCTGTTCCGGAGAGAGGAGCCCCGTCGTCGTCGCCGTGCTTATGGCGGCGCAAGATTGAGCCGGCTGACGAGCGATTGGGTCACTAGCAGCACCAGCGCAGATTCGGAGATTAAAAGCAGCTTTAAGATGCTGCGGAATCGTGCGCGGCAGCTGTGCCGGGATAACGACTATGCAAAGCAGGCATTGCGGAGCATCACAAACAACGTGATTGGCCATGGCATTAAGCACCAGTCACAGGTGCGGATGCAGCGCGGCGGCAAGTTAGATGAAGCGGTAAATGCCCGGATCCATGAAGCATGGATGCACTGGAGCCATAAGAGCCGCTGCGATGTGAGCGGGACTCTGGGATTCCATGACATCGAACGGATGGCGTGCCGGAGCCTGGCGGAGTCGGGTGAGGTGTTCATCCGTCTGATTCGCCGCCCGTTTGGTGACAGCCGAGTGCCATTGGCGCTGCAGGTATTGGAGTCGGACTATCTGATCGACGACGACGTGCCGTCGGCCAAGGATGGCAACACGGTTCGGATGGGCATTGAGGTGGATGCTTATCTGCGGCCTCAGGCTTATCACTTTTATGCAAGCCATCCGGGCGATGTGTATGCGGGCAACACCCGCACCGCTCGCCGGATCCGGGTGCCGGCTGAGGATGTAATTCATCTGTTCATGCCTGATCGTCCGGGGCAGACCCGTGGCGTGACGTGGTTTGCATCAGCGTTGATGCGGCTGCACATGTTGCAGGGCTATGAGGAGGCCGAGGTCGTCCGCGCCCGGGCTAGCAGCGCACTAATGGGATTTATCACCAGCCCCGAAGGTGAGCTGATCGGTGATGACGTGGTGGATGGCGAGAGGGTCTCACAGTTTGAGCCTGGCGTCTTTAAGTATCTGGACCCAGGCCAAAGCATCACCGTCCCGGACATGAACGCCCCTGATGGGCAGCTGGAGCCGTTTACGCGATCCATGCTTAAGGCTGTGGCTGCGGGTTTGGGAACTTCGTTCGAGTCGGTCAGCAAAGATTTCTCACAGACCAACTACTCATCCAGCCGTTTGAGCTTGCTTGAGGAGCGCGACACCTACCGGGTGCTTCAGCGGTTCTTCGTCGAGAACTTCCATCAGACGGTTTTTGATAAGTGGCTCGATATGGCAGTTCTGAGCGGTGAGCTGAACCTGCCTGGTTACGAGACTAACCCTGAGCGATACAAGGCCAGCAAGTGGGTTCCGCGCAGCTGGGAATGGGTGGACCCTCAAAAAGAAGTGGCCGCTTACAAAACAGCTGTGCGCTGCGGCTTCAAGACACTGGGCCAGGTGATCAGTGAGCAGGGCGGTGATTTGGATGATGTGCTGCTGATGCGTCAGGCAGAACTTGCGATGGCCGATGAAATGGGCCTGGTGTTGGACACCGATCCAAGCGAGGTAAATGCTGGCGGCGGATCACAGCCGGCGATGGGTTTAGGGGCTGAGCCTGCTTTTGAAGAAACTGAGTCGCCTGTATCTGATGAGGAGGTTGAGGAAGATGGCGAAGATTGAAACCGATAGAATCGAAGAAATTCGAGATAGAAGTATGTCAATCAATCGCGCGGAGCCTGGTGAACTCAGCGTCGGCGATTTTGTCGAGTGGGAAGCTGGCGGCGGAATGGCTAAAGGCAAGATTGACCGCATCGAAACCGATGGCGTGATCAACGTTCCGGATTCTGAGTTTGAGATCAACGGCGACGAGGAAGACCCTGCTGCATTGATCACTGTTTATCGGGAAGGTGAGGAAGGCTGGGAAGAGACTGATGTGCAGGTGGGGCACCGGTTCTCAACGCTGACCAAGATTGAAAATCTGCGCAGCTTGACTGGTAAGTACCAACGCGCAGAGATGACCACCTTTGACGAGGTCGAAGATCGGACTTATGAGTTTCCGTTTAGCTCCGAGTATCCCGTTGCCCGTTATTTCGGCAATGAGATTTTGAGCCATGAAATGGAAGCGGCAGATTTCAGCCGTCTGAATGATGGCGCTCCGTTGCTGTTTAATCACAACCCAGATCGTGTGATCGGTGTTGTTGAGCGTGCATATATGGACAAAAAGAAAAAGCGCGGTTACGCGCGGGTGCGGTTCAGCCGCAATCCATTCGCTCAGGAAGTTCTGAGCGACGTGAAAGATGGCGTTCTTCGGAACGTCTCTTTCGGCTATTCCATCGACAAAATGGAAGAGCGAGAAGGTGGCGATTTTGTCGCCACTTCCTGGGCTCCTTACGAGGTGAGCGTTGTTTCTGTGCCGGCTGATCCCGGCGTAGGAATCGGGCGATCCTTAGAAGAGCCCGAAACCCAACCCGCTGCCTCGGCAGCACCATCCACTGAACCCATTCCTGAAATGGAAAACACCACCCCTGATTTGGAAGTGGTGCGGGCCGAGGCCGTTGAGGCTGAGCGCACCCGCATCGCTGAAGTCACTAGCCTGTGCACCAAGCACGGCATGGAAGATCTGGGCCGTCAGCTGGTCGAGTCTGGTCGTTCAATCGACGAGGCCCGCGCTGCTGTGCTCGACAAACTCAACATCAAAGAAGAGCCTGTAACCATGCAAGCCGCAGAAATCGGCCTGAGCGAAAAAGAAAGCCGCAGCTTCTCTTTCCTCCGCGCCATCAACTATCTCGCCAACCCCACCGATCGCAACGCCCGCGAGGCCGCTGCGTTCGAGATCGAAGCCTCTGAGGCTGCTGCCGCCAAGCTCGGCCGCTCCTCCCGTGGCATCACCATCCCCATGGATGTGCTGCGCCGCGACTTGAACGTGGGCACCGCTTCCGCTGGTGGCAACCTCGTCGAAACTCAGCTGGATTCCGCCAACTTCATTGACCTGCTGCGGAACGCTTCTGCTCTGGATCAAGCTGGCGCAACTGTGCTGACTGGCCTGACCGGCAACGTCAACATCCCCCGTCAGTCCGGTGCTGCTACCGCCTACTGGGTCGCTGAGTCTGGCTCACCCACTGAGTCACAGCAGACGATCGATCAAATCAGCATGACGCCCAAGACCTGTGGCGCGTTTACTGATTACAGCCGCAAGCTGATGATCCAGTCCTCCATCGACGTGGAGAACATGGTGCGCAACGATCTGGCCCGTGTGCTGGCTCTCGAGATCGACCGCGTTGGTCTGTATGGCTCTGGTTCTTCTAACCAGCCTTTGGGTCTGAAGGACACAACTGGTGTTCTGACTGAAGACTTCGCAGCTGACACCCCGACCTTCTCTGAGGTTGTGGCTCTTGAGTCCGACGTGTCTGGTGCCAACGCTCTCCTGGGCAGCCCTGTCTATCTGATGAACGCCGCAATGCGCGGAAGCCTGAAGACCAAGGCCAAGGATTCGGGCTCGGGTCTGTTCGTCATGGAAGGCGGCCTGGTGAACGGTTATGAGGGCGTGCTCTCTAACCAAGTGGCCTCTGGCGATCTGTGGTTCGGCAACTTCGCCGACCTGATCATCGGCTACTTCTCCGGCCTGGACATCATGGTTGATCCCTACACCGGCAGCACCTCCGGCACCGTCCGCGTGGTGGCTCTGCAGGATGTGGACATCGCCGTTCGTCACCCTGAGAGCTTCTCCCGCGGCAACAACACCCTCTGATCATGAAAATTCAGATCCGTAAGCAAACAACGCTGTCGGGTCAGGTTGTCAGAGTCGGGGAAGTCCATGAGGCTTCCCCCTCTGATGGCAATTTTCTGATCGGCATCGGTTTTGCAATCTTGGCACCTGAAAAGGAGCCTGAAGCACCCAAACCCAAACCCAAACGCCGGAGGAAACCAACCAATGACCATCAAAAATCTGGGGACCAAAACCACGGTTTTGAGCCTTCTGCCGAATGACGTGGTGACTGCCACCGGCACTGGATCCGCTGTGGATCTCGTCGATTATGAAGGCGATATTGCCTGCGTTCTCGACGCTGAGGCAGGTGGAGCCAGCATCACCTACGCGGTGAAGCTGACCGAATCCGCTACCAGCGGCGGCAGCTACACCGACGTAACCGACGGAGCTTTCACCACCACCACGGCCAACACCGCATTGGTGGAGAAAATCAGCGTCAACACCGACAAGCTGAAGCGTTACATCAAAGTGAGCGTGACGGTTGCTGGTGGCACTGGCGCTGGTGCTGTGAGCGTCGTTGCTCTTGGCTCTAAGAAGTACGGCTGATCATGGCAATCACTGAGGATCTCGATGGTTTTTTGGCTGACTTCGGCGTCACCTGCACGGCTGGCGCTGTAACGGCCAAAGGAATCCTTGACATGCCCGGTGAGGTGGTAGCTGGGGGAATGGTCCTATCTACGGACTATTCCCTCACTGCCCGATATTCAAACTTTGGCACCCTTGTGCATGGCGACTCGATCACCGTTGACGGTGACGCGTACACCGTGCGCGAAAACCGCCGTGTTGGTGACGGTAAATTTTGTGAGATCGCGTTGCAACTGACATGAGCCACACCATCGTGGGCGGCAACGCTGACCGTCCGGACAACATCCACGCAATCGACACGATTGCTAACGTCGGCACGTCATCGACAATTGAGATCGACGGAATTGTGATCACGACTGTCGATCGTATTGCTGGCGGGCAGGTGACTTACCAGCTGCAGGGCAGCATGGATGGAACAAACTTTGCGCCTATGGAAGACGCCAAGACAAAAGACATCGGCAATCACATCCACACTTATCACGGTTATGCGTTGCGATATTTGCGTGTCGTGGTGACGGCTAGTGGTGCAGGGCGCACACTTGATATGCAGATCTGCTGCGACTCATGACCACTAAACGCG